GTTATCAGCACCAAATGCCTGTACTGATTCAGTATTACAAGTTTCTACTGCTGCACCTGTATTAATTAGTCTTTTGCCTAAAGCCATATTTATTCTTCTTCAGATGGTGGGAAAAATTGTACGTTGTATTGCAATGCAGTCTTATAAGACTTCTTGGCATTTACTTCAGCTTCCAACCTGTCGGCTTCTGCCAAAATACTTGCTCTTTCTGTTGCAACATCTGAACTAATAGCAACATCTCTCTCCGATTTTCTTATAACTTGCCAATCGGTAGGTTGTAATAACTTACCTGCTTTTGACTTAATCTCTGCTATCTTACTTGCCTTGATGTCGGCTAACTTATACCTTTTTTCTTTTTCACCTGTTGGCTCACCATCTTCTCCTATAACATCCACCTCTTGATTAAAGTCAATATCAGTAACATCATAGGTTACTATTTTTTTCTTTTTATCAAAATAAAGACCGCCCTTGGTTTGAGTTAATTGATTATATCCGGGTCTTACCACATCATAAATACCAATAGCTTCAAGTTCTTCTTTCGATAGGTTGTTTGCACCTCCTAAAATGTATTTCTTAGGGGTTTTTAATTTGTTAGGTAAACTTTTATAGATGTTTACTATTCTTCCGTTTTCTACTGCTGCTTTCATAATTATACGCTTTGTGAAATTGATAAGAAAAATGTATTAGCTGCAGTACAAGTAACTTGTATAAAGTTTACTGCCCCCGCGGTAGCACTATAACTACCTGCAATCGTTGTAACGGTATTACTGGTGGTATCAAAAGTTAATGAAGATGTACCCCCTGAATCTGTTACAATAATGTCTTTTACATCACCTATTGATGCGTTTGTAAAGTTTAAATCTACTGCTATGCTTGATGTCATTGTAAAAACTGCTGCGGTGTCAAAATTAACATCTACATCTGTTGCTGCAGTTAAAGAAGAAGAACCTCTAAGACTATCTCCTGTTGAGCTATTACCGTAAATGTCCGCAGTCATAGAGTTTACCGATACAAAAGCATCTCTCAGCGTATCCCCTGTTCCGTCGTTGGGTGCTGAACCTACTCCTATGTTAATTCGTGCCATATTTTTATATTATAGTTTGATCTACTTTTATTAATGTGCTATCTACCTCAAAATTTGTGCTATCAACGGATAATTCTAATACATCTTCCACCCAACAAGCAGGTGCAGAAGCAGTGGGTATAGCATCAGTCGTGTTAGCGGTATCTCCCCACCAAGTAGAACAATATATTTTTCCCCAGTTTATCGTGTTAGCCATATTATATTAATACTTTTTTTTCTTTTTTGTTATATAACTTTTTTCCAAATAGCTTTTTAATCTTTCAACGTTAAGCTGTTTAGGTTTGTAAGTATTCTTTAAAGTACCCATCCCTCAAAATTTGCATTTTTATCAGGGTATACATCGTCATTAGAGTTAGTAAAATACTCCGGGTATTTACCACTTGCATTAAAAGACATGTAATCTATGAATCTATCAGTGTAATATTGGGCTATATTTCTTTCTTTTTCTATTAAAAAATCAACCTCATCCTTTTCTACGTTAGCTGCATTTTCGCTACCATGTTTAAATACCCCTTTATTTGCAATAGTATAAGCAGCAAAAGGCAAATACTCAACCATTGCCCAATGTATTAACATAGGCTTTACATAGTCAGTAACAAGACTAAGATAATCCCCTGTTAAAGTACTAGCTTCAATATCATCTTGAATTTTATTATATAAATCAGTACCTAAATAGTTTCTAATATGTATGTCCTGCGCAATTTTAATATATTGCAAAAAC